CGTTATTTTATATTTAAGAAAATGAGAAATGTGGATGTGAATAAACTTGCTGAAGTGTTTAAGATTAAATCAAAGAATAGTGTGGATGATTTCCCTGGGACACCTGACGGTACGCCGCCTGCTGAACAGTTAAAAAAGGCCTTGGAAAAACAAAAAGAAGAAGAGGAGTATTTTCCAGGGACACCTGACGGTACACCGCCTGCTGAACAGTTAAAAAAGGCCTTGGAAAAACAAAAAGAAGAAGAGGAGTATTTTCCAGGGACACCTGACGGTACACCGCCTGCTGAACAGTTAAGAAAAGCTTTGGAAAAACAAAAAGAAGAAGAGGAGTCTTTTCCAGGGACACCAAAAGAGGCATTGCCTTCAGAAAAAATACAAATGGAGAAGAAAGTGATATTAAAGAAAACAGGTAAAAAATTAATTATAAAGAAACAATAAAATTTAGAAAATAATAAATGATATAGACATTTTTTATTATTTATATTATCGTATGACTTATTACTTAATTCCAAAAACAAATCAAAATATATATAAGAATTTAGAATGCATAGAAAATAAATCTATCAACCAGCCGGTTATTTCGTATTCCTTGTCTCATTATTTATATGAAATAAAAAAGAAAATAGAAGAAAAGGGTTCGGATTGGGATATGTTCAAGAAATATACAAATCCCTATGAGTTTGTTCATAGTAATATTCCTAATAAAAAGAAGAGTATATCAAAATATAAACCATTGTCAAGGTCGTATTTTAAAATGTTAGAAATATTGAACGTATTTAAATTTTCTTTTGCTGAAAAGATAAACACATTCCATTTGGCAGAAGGGCCGGGTGGTTTTATAGAAGCGATATCCAATTTCCGAAAAAACAACAATGATTTTTACGTAGGAATGTCTTTATTGGATGACAAAAACGATCCGAACATTCCGTCGTGGAAGAAAAGTGACGCGTTTTTGAAACAGAATCCAAATGTGTATATTGAGAAAGGAAAGGACAATACGGGGGATATTTTGGCGTTAAATAATTTTTTAAGTTGTAAAGAAAAATACATGTCTTCTGTGGATTTTATAACAGCGGATGGGGGTTTTGATTTTTCAAGTGATTTTAACAAACAAGAAATTAATATTAATAAATTGTTATTTGCTCAGAGTGTGTATGCTATTGTCATGCAAAAAAAAGGGGGATCATTTGTGTTAAAGATTTTTGATTGTTTTATGCAACATACGGTTGATATTATTTATTTGTTATCTTCTTTTTACGAAAAGGTGTATATTATGAAACCAAACAGCAGTCGGTATGCGAATTCTGAAAAATATTTAATTTGTAAAAATTTTTTATACTCGTCCTGTGAACAGTTTTTTCCTTATTTATTAAATGTGTTTACAAAAATAATAACGGTGGATACAGAACAAATATATCGTTTTATAAATATTCCGATTTCTAATTATTTTTTAACCAAATTAGAAGAATTTAATGCTATTTTTGGACAACAGCAAATTGAAAATATTTATTTTACAATTTCTTTGATAGATAATAAACATAATTCTGAAAAAATAGAAAGTCTGGTAAAAACAAACACACATAAGTGTATTCAGTGGTGTAATAAATTTAATGTTCCATACCATTCAAATTTATCGACAAACGAAAATGTATTTGTATTTCATTAAATTTGGTTTTTAATGGTTCTAACCTCGCATTTCTTCATTTCATCTGTGTGTTTGCTAAAAGTGGGTGTTTTCTTTAATGGGAACCCAATTTTGTCTTTAACAGTATATCCACCAAGAGGCACTCCATAAGCCAATGCATTTCCAACGGATTGTCCAATGGCATTTCTGTACAATACTGCAGAATTCGTGATGGAGTTGTATTTTTTTCGTAATATTAAATCGCTGGAAGTTACTGCGCCTTGATTAGCAAATAGGTAATTGCTGGGTTTATAATAAACATCTTTTTTACAAGAGTTGGTTCCGTTAGTTGTATACGTGTTACTGAATGCTAAACTGGAGCCAGGGTCAGCAGTAGAATCTCCAGATTGTAAAAAATTGTATTGATTTTTTTCAAAATTTAAGCTGCGACTTTCTAAATATTGTTTTGTGTTGGTATAATAATTTTGTAAAGGAGTTGTTATATTGTTTTTTTTTCTAATCATGCCACTACTACGAACACGGTTTTTGGCCTTTTGTTCGGGAGATAAAATGACACTACAATATTCGTTTGTATCACAACTATCATTAGGAATGTTATTGTCGACAGTATTTACTAAACCATTTTTTGTTGTTGCGGAACTATTAATAATTGTTCCGTTGGGTTGATTAAAAATATCAATACTGGTAGAAGTTCTTGGATTACAGGTTGTGGTGTCTGCAGTTGCAACTTCTCTTCTGTATATTTTTAAAGGATTTGCTCTAAATTTAATATTTGAGCTATCATCTATAGTATAATTTTTTAAATCATTTTTTTTTATTAAGGAATGAATTTGCTCAAAGGTTTGTCCTTTCCATTGAATAATAGGTATTTTGTTCATTTGTACTATTGCTGCCATTGTATATATATTAATTATTATATTTTAAAACCCTAATAAATAATTATTATCAATTAATATATCATGAACTTTTGTTTACATATACCTAACTTTAATATATCAAATATTTCTCTTCTTGAATCCAAACAAAATATATTAATGGAAGGGTTTTTTACAAAAATAAATTATTTGAGTGAATTTTTTACAATGAATGGATTATTTCTTTATGCTCCCATTAAAATAAAAGGAATTATTGAAGATAAAAACTTTATTAAATTTGATCCATATTCTCCGGAGAATAATCAGTTTATTAAACAATTCTCAATTCTTGAAGACCAATTATTGAGTTTTTACATTCGGAATAAACAAAAAAATCTTAAAAAACAAAATGTTTTGTCTAAACAATTATATAATGGTGTGTTAAAAGTGAATATTGATAAATCTGCTGTTGGAAAAAACAGTAAAGTGTACATCATTAAGATATCTGGAATTTGGGAAACATCTGATCAAATTGGAATCACATATAAATTGTTTGAAGGATGTCATGTTTAATCTAACCTATATATGGCATATTCATTAATGGATTTCTTCTTCCTCTTGAAAACGGCGCTAAACCGTGTCTTAGATCATATTGTTTGTCGTAATGATTCGCATGTGAGTGTGGGATATGAAAGTTGTTTACATTTACAAATCCACTCTTTTCGTCGTATATATATTCTAAATTAGTTATTGAATGGATTCCATCATTTATTTTCTTCATATATTTTTCAAACTCTATTTTATTGACCACTCTTACTGGTCCGTCTTTAATCTGAATTATGTTTTCATCTTTTCCCAAAAAAAATTGGCTTCTATCAATATTGAGTTTAGATTCTAATGCTCTTTGTTGTAATGCATTGTCTTCGTATCCCCATGCCCATAGGTTTGGAAATCCGTTCATTTTTTCAAAATCCTTTGCTTTGATTGATACAATACCGCCTAAAGCATATTTAAAACCAAAAAAATGTTTAATATTTCCTTCTGTGGTTTCATAATTTATTAGGTCCTTTGTTCTTGGGTATGTGTCTACGTCATTAAATACAAGTGTTATGTTTTGATAAGTCGTTGGATAGTTATCTTTCACAAATTTAAATCCTATGTTTTTCATGCATCCCCGATTAAATGATCTTTCATCACATTGATGAATAAATAGTATTTTGTAAGTATCTTTTGAATAATCTTCCAATAACTCTGACATGTGTGATTTAAATAACTGTAAATGTTCCTTTCTGTCCCGATATGGAACAATAAAAATAATTTTAGGAACAGACATTATTAAATATATATACAATATAAATATACATATATTTACTAAATTTACCGATGGGCAATTGTATTTCTATTGAACCACCTTATTGTCATATTTGTTTATATTATTTTAATTTTTATATGTCTCTTGCTTGCGATAATTGTAACAAAAAATTTCATTTTAAATGTGTCATGTGTTTTGATGAACATTTATCAAAATGCCCTAATTGCCATCACAGTTTAAAAATTAAATATTTGAAAATTTAATCTAATATGTCATATTTTTGAATAATGGATGAAGGTAGTAATATTTTCTTCATAGACTCCAATTTTTTAAAACATTTATTTATGGTCACTTCACTCACTCCAGATATTGATTTTATATCCTGTTTTGTTACATCTAAAACACAATTATAAGAAATAAAACAAATTATACCTGATGCGATTGCATGTGGTATGTTATCGGTAATCAAATTCTTTTGCTCCACTTTTACCGCTATAAATTTACATAATTTTGTCAATTCCGCACAAACATTTAATTTACTACAGTACCTTTCTATAAATGAACTTGGTAATGTTATACACAATTTCGCTTGATTCGCAGGAGTTTCCTTCCTTTCAATATTGTGTAAAATATTTACTGCCAATGTACAACCATTTGTTGCACTCGCCTTATCCAAATGGAATATTTCCGCAATCTCATGTGCTGTCCTTGGGCAGCCATTTGATCTACACGATATATATATTGACGCCGCTTTTATTCCATCGCGATTTAACCCCCTTAACATCTTTTGTTCAGATATTTCTTTATGAATTGCCATTGCATCATCAATAAATATTTTAGGAACACCTGCATTTTGTGCCATTGTTGTGATAAATTGGAATTCATCGTACAATGATTTCTCTTTATGTGGCATAGATTGCCACTCTAATGCTTTTCTAATTCTCTTCATTTCATATGAACTTTTATTACTACAAAGTACTTTACATCCAAACGATGATTGCACTAACAATGGATTAATTGGATTTCCACACCGAGTAGGATCATTTGCATTTTTGTCTTCTGCACCATAGTATCTCCATTCCGGGGAATAATCCAAAATATCTTTATATATAATACCACATTTCGTATTTGTACAGGTAGGAAAGCCGTTTTCCATTATTATTAAATATGAATCACACGCATGACACAGATTATCATCTTTAGGAATAGAATATACACATTCTATTTTTTTGTCGCTTTCTAAATCTATTTTATCTTGATCAAAAATGTTCCATAACTTCTTTTTATTCACCTTCTTCTCCGGTCTTTTTTTTAATGTTTTTTTTATATCACTATTTCCTAAATGATTCTTTTTAACCTTTATTTGAATCCTCTCTTCATCCGTTTCTTGTAAAACTCTTATAAAAAGGCCGTTCTTAAGATTATCTTTTTTAGATACTTTTATAAATAATTTATTGTTAGATTCGTACATTTACTATTAATATTTGTGTATATTCTTATCAATTTTTTTATGTATATATATCAAACGAATAGTAATAATTATGGTTAATAATAAAGAAAATATGAAATTTTATGCTACTGGTGGTGATGATGATGATGATGATTTAACGACTCAAGAAAGAGGTTTTGCTGCTGCTGCTGCTGCTGATGCCGAAGAAAAAGCCGAAGGAGCCGAAAAAAAAGCCGAAGAAAAAGACGGAGAAAATGCCGAAGAAAAAGACGGAGAAAATGCCGAAAAAAAAGCCGAAGGAGACGGAAAAAATGCCGAAGGAGACGGAAAAAATGCCGAAGAAAATAAAGCCGAAAAAAAAGACGGAGAAAAAGGTGGTCCGTCAGCAACTAGTCATGCTAATAATCTACCAGGAAATATATCAAACAAAGACGCAATGAAAGCTGCACACTTAGCAGCGGATAGTGGTGCAATACCTGGTATTGTGGGTGCTTCCGGCGATGGAAGTTCTAAATCACCGATTGAGAATTTAACGAATGAAATCAATAAGATTCCCGATAAGGTTGTAGATGATCTTTTAAGGTATATACTGAATAGAATTTGTATTATATT